GGAAGTATATCTACTGAAAATAGTGCACTGTATACGATACATGTAGGTAAATTCACTTTTCACTTTTTTTTCATACTTCAATTGACTTTTGGAAAAAACACACAAGGTTTTTGTGTTGAATTTTGAATTATGGATCAAGGATATGAAAAAAAAACGAAAAAGTGATTTAGACCATAAAGGTAAGAAACCGATTTCAAGAAAATTCCATTTGTGACTGTAAAAAAATCGTGGATTTGCGCAGATATTTAGGCGTTTTTTATCTATCCTTAAATTAAGGATCATTTAGGATGATTTCGGATAGAAAAAAAACACCGAAAAACGCCATAAATTTTGAATGTGAAACTTGTGACTTTACATGTAGAAAAGAAAGTGAATGGATAAGACATATAAATACTACTAAACATATAAATCGGATTAATGGGATAAAAAAAACGCCAAAAACGCCAAAAACATATGTGTGTGAATGTGGTAAAGAATATAGATATAGTCGTGGTTTATGGGAACACAAAAAGAAGTGCTCCATTGATCAAGGGGAAAACAATAACAAATTGCCAGACTTTGATATAGATAAAGAATTATTGATAAAAATGCTTTTGAAGAGTCAAGATGTCATGGAAAAACTAGCAGAAGCGATGCCCCAATTGGGTAATAATTCACACAATAATACAAATAGTCTCAATACTACCAACAATCAGTTCAATATCCAGATGTTTTTAAATGAGCATTGTAAGAATGCCATGAATTTGACGGATTTTATACAATCATTACCTATAACTGCTGAAACATACGATAGCACCATCGAGAATGGGTTGACCAAAACCATGACAAATATGCTTTTAAACGGATTAAATGAATTGGATATAGTGGATAGACCGATTCATTGTACAGATGTATCTCGAAAGACATTGTATGTCAAGGACGATGACATATGGGAAAAGGATAACGAGCTACTACATATGCTCAAGGGGATACGGGATTTGTCTTTGAAGCAACGAACCTTGATAAAAAAGTGGCAAGATGTGAACAGTGGTTGGGCGACAGATGAGAATCTTCAATCAAAAATGACCAAACTGATAGGGAATTCAATGACGGCAATAGAAAACGACGAAAGGGAAACGGGGAAAATAATAAGATCGATAAGCAAGAATGTATATTTGGACAAAGACACAAAGGATGAATATCTTCAACTGAAATGAAATTGTGTAAAAACTCACAACCTTTAGGAGAATCTTATAATAATCTTATAATAATCTTATAACTTATATTATAATATAAAAAAAATATTATAAGATATATATATGCCAAAGGTGAAAATTGATTATTCCAATACTATTTTTTACAAAATTTATTGTAAAGATCCCAATATGACAGAATTGTATATTGGGCATACCACAAATTTCGTTCAACGCAAACACGCACATAAACAAACCTGTTCAAATATAAAAAGTTCTAACTATACCTGTAAATTATATGAAGTTATACGAAATAATAACGGTTGGAATAATTGGAAAATGGATATAATAGCATTTCACGAATGTGACGATTTATTCTCAGCTAAAAAATATGAACAACAATACTTTGAAGAATTTAAAGCTACATTAAATAGTATAGAACCTTTACCTAAATCTAAGCCTAAGGTAATAAAGGAAGTAATAAAAAAAGAAAAACCAATACTATACTGTGAGTTATGTAATGTAAATTTCAATACAATAAAGGTACAAGAAGCACATAACAAAACAAAAAAACATATTAAAAAAAAGGAATCAGAATGTGAACCTAATGTGGAAATAAATAATACGCCAAAAAACGCCAAAAAATTCTATTGTGAAATATGTGAATTTAAATGTAGTAAGCAATGTGAGTATACCAGACATTTAATGACACGAAAGCATAAAATCCTAATAAATCCTAATAATAAAACGACACAAAACGCCAAAATATATGAATGCGACTGTGGTAAAGTTTATAAACATGCTTCTTCACTTTGTGCACACAAAAACAAGTGCTCCATTGATCAAGGGGAAAACAATAACAAATTGCCAGACTTTGATATAGATAAAGAATTATTGATAAAAATGCTTTTGAAGAGTCAAGATGTCATGGAGGGAGTAATTTTAAAAAATAGCGATGTCATTGAGAAAATGATGGAGATGATGCCCCACTTGGGTAATAATTCCCACAATAATACAAATAGTCTCAATACTACCAACAATCAATTCAATATCCAAATGTTTTTAAATGAGCATTGTAAGAATGCCATGAATTTGACGGATTTTATACAATCATTGCCGATAACTGCCGAAACATACGATAGTACCATAGAGAATGGATTGACAAAAACCATGACAAATATGCTTTTAAACGGATTGAATGAATTGGATATATTGGAAAGACCTATTCATTGTACAGATGTATCTCGAAAGACATTGTATGTCAAGGATGACGACATATGGGAAAAGGACAATGAGCTACTACATATGCTCAATGGGATAAGGGATTTATCTTTGAAGCAACGAACCTTGATAAAAAAATGGCAAGATGTAAACAATGGTTGGGCGACAGATGAGAATCTTCAATCAAAAATGACGAAACTAATCGGGAATTCCATGACGGCAATAGAAAACGACGAAAAGGAAACGGGAAAAATAATAAGATCGATAAGCAAGAATGTATATTTGGACAAAGACATAAAGGATGAATATCTTCAACTGAAATAAATCTAATTCTCAATATTTGCTTCATATTTGCCTCTTTTTGATATAAAGTTATTCGGGATAACAATTTCAAACGATGATTTTACAACTAGGGTCTTTTTTTATTGTTTTATTTCTGATACCTATTTTTAACCAATTCTGTCTATAGGTAGTGTAATATTTCCACACATTATTGAAGTTTGAAATATATAATAAAATAAAATTGAAATGATTATTTATTTTTATAACAACCAGTATAATATCAACAAGCCAATAAGCCAATGAGCGTTCGTATCGAGATTCTTTTCAAGGAAGAGGTGTCTGATCATAACGGGTATTGTAGTGGTGGTGAATGCGAGCTCACCACAAGGGTTTACAAGAAACAGGTGGATGTGGATATTGGCGAAATTACAAACGATTTGGAGTATTTTGAAAAGTATGCAGACGAAATTGTGTGTGACCACAGTTCGAACTCGAATTGGTGTGAATTAGGCGAAGATGTAGTATCAGCCGGTCTTACAGCACATGAGTACCGGATCACTATACTGAGAGTCGGTCTGGTAGACACATCCAAAAAAAGGAAACAGAGAAGGCTCAAAAGAGACAAAAAGCGGTTAAAGAAGGAACAGCAGAGGAGATCGGCATGCAGACAAAATTATGAGGTGGATGATGACTGAGAATGATAAGATACTGAACGGCGTTTGAAATGTAAAAATGTGTATATAACTCCCTACATATGAAGGGAAGTATATCTACTGAAAATAGTGCACTGTATACGATACATGTAGGTAAATTCACTTTTCACTTTTTTTTCATACTTCAATTGACTTTTGGAAAAAACACACAAGGTTTT